AAACTCTTTGTAAGTCTTCATAATTCTTTCACTTTTCTTTTGGTATGCCAATAGTATAAAACTATTTATCACACAATAAAACCACCAGAGATTGGGTCTGGAATCTCTGTGTTCGCTCCAAACGTGTCACAAAAAGACGATAGATTCTTTCTAAGGTAAGCCTCTGAAATTTCAAATTGCTTTATAGCCTTCCTATAAGCCTCAAATTCCATGAGTTCGTCTGTGTTGTCAACATCAAACGAAGTCCCCACAAACACGTACCCACATTTTGTGGTGATCAAGCATGAAATGGTATCAACCTCATCATCATAAACGTATTCAATCTTTTCGATCTTTGCTTTTAGTTCAGTTTTCATTTGACTTCCTTAATTAATAAACATTCTCTACAAAGACAACCATCACGAAATTTATCAATTGGTTGATAAGGAACATAAACACACCAACAAGCAGAAAGAGATTTTCCATCTTCCATAGCACAATAAAACTGATTATTACAATCAGAACAATTTATATCACGTTTTATTTTTTTCATAATTAATCATCAGAATCCAATGTCAAAATTTTCGTTTTCATCGTCACGGCGCATAACACCCACTTTATACTGGCCATTATCTTGTTCTTGTGGTGATGCTTGTGTTTTAGAAATGTCAAGCCAATTTTCCATAAACTTCAAAGGATTTGTTTTTGGCATGGTGTGTTCGCTCTTAACTTTCAAGAACCTGTAAACATCTTTAGAACAGAAGAGCGCCCATTGCGACAACACGGATTCATTCAAGCCTACCAGTTCCCGCTCTTCTGAGAATAGATATTTGTTCCATGTCAGTTCACCGTTCACAACCTCATCAACTAAAGCTTTGATCTGATCAGCACATTGCTCCATGGCAATTTGTCCACGCTCGGTTTTTAGTTCTGCTGTAATAACTCTCTTGTCAAATTCAGCATGAACTTCTAACTCATCTTGTGCAATCTTTTGAACGGCTTTTCCAATAGGCCCAAACATACCTGTATCACAAATAGCAAACGTCACGGCAAAGCTGGACATAAACTGGATGCGCTCAAGACATAACAGTGCCACAAACACCATGAAAGCCTTGTTATAGGTATCTTGATTGTTCTCAATCATACCCAGTGCATACATATGTGAGGCTTTGTGAGCTTCGCTAAACACCCTAGACACGCTGACCATACGCGACATAGCTTCTTCAACTTTTAGAACCTCAGAAATGATCACAGATGGATCATCAAAACTACTACGCACAATTTCAGAATACGTTGCAGAGTGTAGCACCTCGTTGTCTGAGATGCGTTGAATTGCAGCCCACAGTTCGGATGATGTAATAAACGGAGCCATCACAGGAGCAATGCTTCGAGAAGCCACACTATCTGCTTCCCATTGCCAAGCCAATGTTTTGATCATTATTTCATAGACGCTTTCGCTACAAGTCTTAAACTCTACGTTGCATGAACTATAATCAAACTCATTTTCATCCCAGTCAAGAGATTTTTGAGTTTTGTACATTTTCCAAATATCAGGGTAGTGTTTGTTGATTGTATCAAACAACCCTGATTCCTGACCCCCAAGCAAAAGCTTGGGTTTTTCGTAATCTGTTTTTTCTGTGTTAAAAACGTTTTTATCAATCGGCATTTATTTCTCTCTTTGTGTAAATTTGTTTATATTGTACAACCACCATCAGGGCCACAAGCTGGTTCGCCTGTGTCTAATTCAACACCGTCACTGGTTTTGCTGTTTACGTAATATCGAGTCTTCATACCCATTTTAGTCATGTAAAAGTAATCAGTCAACATTTCTTTTGAACCAATCACTTCATCACCAATTAGCTTTCTATACAAATCCGCACTAATTCCTTGATCAGTAAATTTTTGTACAATCGCATAACAATCAATCAAATCTTTTGTTGGTATATCCCATACAATTTCATATTTCTTTGCAAGTTTTTCACCGTCTGGCGCACACCAGTTAATAATAATGTTATTATCTGATTTAAGCATAGAAATGTCGCGCACAGGATACAACCCGTTCGTTGTTCCAGAAGCTTTAGAACTGGACTCACTAGGCATATGTGCAACCAACACTGAGTTACGAATACCACCATTGGTAATGACTTCGCGCCTCAATTCTTCCCAGTCATATTTTAATTCAGTCCCTACAATTCCATCAACATTTTTGTTGTATGTGTCGATAGGCAACCAACCTACAGGCCATTTCGTTTTGTGTATCCATGGCGCGTTACCAAGCTCTTTAGCCAATTGCAAACTTGCTTTGATCATGTAGTACATATGCTTTTCTGAGATTTCATGAATCTCTTTCTTGCCCTCAGTCGTGCTATAAAGCAATCCTTTCTTAGCCATGTGATGCGCTAAACCAATAATACCAACCCCAGCATTCAACCTACTCTTAGCGGTTACAGACAAGTGAGGTAGCTCATAATGCGTTCTATGAATGCATTTGTCAATCATAAGCAAAGAATAGTAACAGGCTTTTTCATAGTGTTCGTCATCTTTAATATGACCAACTACAACACCAGCCAAACTACACAGAGCAATTTCCCCTCGGCCATGATCTTCTGTAGAATACAAATCAGCCATGTTTTCATAACCCTGTGTTGGTAAGGATATTTCCGCACACAAGTTTGAACTAAAAATTCTATCATGAAATGGAGTATGTCTGTTCATTTCATCAGGCCAATGCAAATACGATCTACCCGTTTCATAAGCTTCATTTAATGATACTATCAAAGCTTTCCTAGCATTGATATACGTCTTTTTAAAACTATCATCAGCTTCATACTTTGCATATAGGGTAGCAAACAGTTCTTCGTTATCGCTATAAAATGCTTTGTACAAGTCTGGTGCTGTAAAGCTATTGAACAAAAAGACATCTTCTTTCTTAGCTACTTTTCTAGCATAGAATTTGTTTGTTCCTGCATTGTAATCCATACCTCGAATCTTTTTGTCTTCTGTTGACATTGGATTCTTTAGCTGTGAAATAACAGCCACTTCTGGATCAAACATAGAATAGTATGTTGTAGCAGCGCCACCCCTACCATTTTGTAGGTTGGCTTTGATAGCACCAACTAATGAACGATAATACGGGAGCTTTCCTTGATGTTCAATGGCACCGCCTCGAACGGGATCACCGACAGATCGAATTTGGTGGTGTGCGCCAATACCAGCACTCATATACGTCATGGTATATGCGATATGATCACCAACACCAATAGACTTAGCACTATCATTAACAGTATATAAACAACAACTGGCAAAGCCCCTCAGAGGTGTTCCAAGGTTGACATAGTTGGGGGTAGGGGCATTGATCACCTTGTTGGATAAAAGCTCATAAAATGCTTTTACGTCAGTCATACGCCGTTCTTTTGGCTGGTCTTCTGACAGAGCCATAGCCATACGCATATACACAAACTGTTGTGATTCATATTCTTCACCGGTAACTCGGTTCATCAAAGAATACTTTTCACGAATCTGTTTTAGTTCAAAGTGTGTAGCCTTCAAATCTTTGCTGTGATCAATCAACTTTTCGACTTGTGCATATTCTTCATCACTGTAGCCCAAATGTTCCATTATACCAATTTCTTGTAGTTTTCTATGAAGACTTAATACAGATGGAATATTATCATCGAATACGGTTTTATAGATTAACGCACCATACAAACGACCAGCCATACGATTATATGACCAAGAATTATGTTCAAGGCATGTTTTAATAAGTCTTTGTTGTAATGTCTGAGAATTGCATTCTTTTGGTAGAGTATTGACAGTATACAAAACGACACTTGACCAATCGACTCTCGTTCCTAAAGTTCTTGCAGCCCACTCACCCCATTGGTTTACTTTTGTTGGTGAAAATGGTTGTTTGGAACCATCTCGCTTAATAATTGTTTCTATCATTACTTTCCTCTTGATTTTAAATGTTATTGCAGATTAAATAGTCTACAATAGCCGTGGAGTCTATCACGTCACCGATAGGCGACTCAACATTTTTTCGTGTATAATTCATGATGGTTTTTAAGTCTGTGTCAAACCGATCATCAAACGCTTCTAGCATGGCTTCTTTCTTAGAATTGCCTTTACCACAAAAGTGTTTTTTGATGGTGGTTGGTGCAGGTGTGGTGAACTCAATTCCAGCTTGCCATAACTTCTGTTTAAGAATGCCTGTATTTTCAGCTATTTCGAAAATTTTCCCTTTTGAGCCAAGGCTATAACCTTCTAAGGCAACTTGTTTTACGTTGAACTTTTGCAAAATAGCAAGCGCCCATTCACTAATATTGTCAAATCTTTCCATCTCAGATTCATAAGGAATATGTGACATTCCATAGATGTTTTTGTTGAAGACAGACTTATATTTAGTCTCAGAAGTATAGAAAAATACCTTTACATCATTGAAATTAACTATAGGCTTCATAGGATGAATTGCAATTGCTGGTGTAGTATAGCTGTAGTCGATGCCAGCGACCATAGCAACCTTACTCATCGTCAGAACTCATATCAAGTTCGCCGCGCTGATCTTCTCCACCAATGTCATCACCACAGAACGGGCAATAACTAATTTCCGAATTCACACTCACTATAATGTATTGTTGATCACAGTTTAGACAAATAACTTCTTGTTTTAACATAAAAATCCCTTGTAGAAAATTGTTTAGATTGATTTCTACAAGGGATTTATGTTGTATTAAATCAGAGAATTTTTAAAAGACTGGTTGTACAATTACAATGGCTTTTATATCGTAAACCATATATTCCAATGATTCCAAAATAAAAGGTAGGATTTGATCCGTTGTGCAGCTATCAAAAATCATTTTAACTGGTTCTGCATTACACCCTCTAAACTTTTCAAATCTTTTAAAATCACTAATTGAAACCGCTGCATTAAAGCCCAAAATTCTATTAAATTCTGTAGCTGCATATTGATTACGACATACTACCAAAATTTCATCTTCTGATTGACTAACGTATTCTTTGATTGCTTCTGTGTGTCCACACTGGCGACCAAAACTAAAAATAGTTGCTTTCTCAAATGGACTTACATGATCATACTTATTGAAATGATCAGCCGAAATATCAACCATACCTTTCAATAGTTCTAACGTGTTATATGTTGTAACTGTTTCTACTAATTTCATATTAACCTCTATATGTAAAGGAAAAAAGGGGCCGTAGCCCCTCTTGTTAATCGCCGTTTGCTAGTCTTGCAAACTCATCCAACAGATCATCGTCATCGTCGTCAGCATCAGCAACCACTTCTTTCTTAGCTGGTTCTTTTTTCTCTTCTACTGGTTCAGATTTTTCATCATCTTTACCACTTAACTCTTTGTACTGCTCTCGGAAGTCCTCTTCTGCTTCCTTAGCGTGATCCTCAGAGGTTTTATCAAGCTTGTCGTAGTCTTCACCGGTCACTTGCTTAAACCGCGCTGCAAGCTCGTCAAACGGCTTCACAACGGCGAAACTAGAAAGATCATAGGTCTTTTCAAAGACCTCTTTCATCTTATCTTCATCACCATCCATGAATTCGGCAACATTACCAAAGAATGATTCTTCGTAGTTTGGTACAATCACTTTATTACCAGTACGACCATCAGGAATTTCACGTCCCAATGCACGAATTTTCAGTGGTGCGCCACCCCATAGATCAAACGGATCAATTGCTTCGTCGTCTTCGAACTTTGGATTGATAGCCTTTTCGATAATTGCGAAGATTTGTGGCCCGCATTCCATGATCATTACTTGACCTTCGCAATCAGGATTGTTCTTGTCTTTTTCCACATAGACGTTAAAGAAATACTTTGTCTTGCGCTTTCGATTTTTCGCAATGTTCTGGTATTTGGTTTTGTCTTCTGTGCTTTCGGATTCATCACCCAAACGCCAGTACAGGCCGTTCGAGATACCTACAGGGTCTTTTTCGTCAAGAGTTGATCGAGAGTTTTCCCAGTAGAAATTACTACCAACATTGAAAGAATGGCTGAACTGGCGAACAAAGTTATCCCCTTCCTGTGCAGGAAGCAAACGAATAACTGCATTACCAATACCTTCTTTCTTGTCAAATCCCGGCTTATAGATACGTTCATCTTTTTTGCCGCCACTACCTTTGTTCATAGTCTCAAGCTTCTCTGCCATTGCCTTGAGGTTACTGCCTTTCTTTTTCTTTAGTGCATTGAAATTAGTCATTAATTATTCCTAAAAGTGTTTTAATAATTTATTTTGTCCAAATTTTTTCATTTCATCCATGTCATGTAAACGAGAGAAGTAGCAACGGCGATAAAATCCTGTAACTTGCCTATGCTTGTCAACCACTTCTTTCCATAGAAGCGGATCAGAACTGTGTGATTCTTCAAAGATGCTAGATATATATGCATCAATAAACATCACTGTGTTTTTTGAAACCATTCCCTTATCATACCATACGTACAACAAAGGATGCAAGTGAAATTCTCCACCATTGAATAAGTCTTTGTAACCACAACCAGTGGATTCTATCATCTCATTGATGCTGTAGAGATCGTCATCGAATTCTACATCAAACATATTTATTCTGTCAAGACATTTCTTATAATGTTTGTACCACATCTGAGGAATAAATTTCTTATACCCATCTTCCATATTAACAAAAAAGAAAGTTTCAAGCTCATCAAAACCCACACGCTTTTCTATACCTGCGTATTTATACACGTTTGACTTGTTCTTTTTGAAAGTTTCAAGCTTTACACTGGTCTTACCATTGTACTTGAAATAATCATAATTGATCTTATCATTAAAGTGCATCATGATGGCAAGGTATTTTTGATAAGCTGTGAATCCGATCATCTCACTCATCCATACTTATATAATGTTGAAGATTACCAATAGCATCATATAATGCATTGTGTGGAACCTCTGATAACCCGTTAAGCCTGCGATCTATGGTAAACGTCATCACGTTTGGTGTGTTTATCATTGTCCCTGCACCAGTGATCATAAGCTTACATAGATGTTGAATGTCTTCTGGCCAATCTGCAACTATTTCGATATTTGTGTATTGCAAAAGATACCATTGCAATCTACTCTGAATAGTATCGTCATTTTCCCATAGGATAATGTTATCCAGTGGGTGTTTGTCAAGAAAAGGCATTACATTTTCACTAACCCATGGGTCAATATTCATAGCTTTTGTTTCGTTTCGAACACCATAGAATATACACCCATCTTCTGCGACCATACCGATACTGATCAGATCACCTTTAAATCCGTTAAACTCTGTGTCAAGAAATAATTTCATCAGAATAAGCTCTCCATAGAATGACCCTTAATAACTTTTAAGTCTACACCCTCACGTTCAATAGAGTCAATCAATTTTTTGTTTAAGAGTTTAGCTATGTCTTCTATTTCCTGATCAGTTTCATTTTCATAGAAATGAAGAATGGTTTCAATATAGCTATCAAACTCTAGGTCTTTTTTCATTTGTTCAAGATATAGACAGAAATCGTTTTTTGATCTAAACATCATTTATTTAAAACACCCCTTGAGTTGTTCCACAAGTTTTGCTACTCGCGGATAGTAATTTTTTAGTCCTTTGTTCATGTTGTTTCCTGAGTTATAGGATGCCACAACATGACTCCATTGCCCACCCCTACGGCTGTCCCAGTACAACAGTTCTTTAATAGCAAGGGCAATGGCTAGGTCATCATCAAAAACGATCTTAGACGCTGCTACAGAGCGCATGAAAGGTGTGTCTTTATATCCTAGTCTAGAAATTGCTGTCTTGATGTTAATCTGAGTCAATCCAAAATCTTTTGACTCTGGATTGACTCGATACAACCCACCTTGACTCTCCTTAATAATAATAGCTGCTAACGTGAGTCCATATCCATGATCAAGAGCCGCGTAATAACCTTTTGATACATTGTACCATTGTTGATTGGTCATTTTTTCTTGTGGTTCGCACGTTGATGCATTCGCCGTGTTTGTTAGAAACAAATGCCCCATAAGAACTACAACACTTGCGCCAATTAGAATTTTATCCTTTATTAACATAAGAAAATTCCCCAAATTCTTGCATTCTTAGTTTTAGTTGATCGACTGAATCAGAAGTAGCGTCACTATAACCACGAAGATACGTCCTGTAAAAAGCATTGTATAATTCTGATTCTTTTTCAGCATCAATGCTTTTAAAATTTTCAGACATAAAGTTATCAAAACCTTTCATTAGAATATTCCTATAGTTTGTAGTAGAGAGAATCTTTTTCGTCACGAGTTCCTTTGAAAATCTCAATCAGCTTTTCAAACTCACCCCTGTATTTGTCGATAGAGAATTTGAACATATCTGAATTAGACAGTTCGTGATTGCCTACAATGATACACCCTTTTGTTGCCTTGAGTCCAAACATTTCTTCAACACAAATGGCGTAACCTGTAACCTGCAATACGTAGCAAAAATATTTTCTTCTAGCGTATTGTTTTTTAAAGTTAAATGCTCTACGGCTGTTCTTGTGGTCTATTATGTAGAGAACACCATCAATGTAAGCGATACAGTCAACACGACCAGCAAACCCGTATTTCTTGCTGTACAAGGGAATCTCAGTGGCTAGAACGGGGTTTATGGTGTCTAGTAGTGGCTTAACACGGTTGAACAACACCTTGCCCTTACCGTGTAGCTGAGAGCGTTCTATCTCATTCCGCAAATATCCCTCACTTAGATCATGAAGTGAGTTTCCACGAGCCGATGCTTCGTTCTTGATTTTCTCTGCTTCGTCAACACCAACCCGCTTGATCCATGCATCAATACCACCATCATCCAAAATTCCTAGAATGGTGGTCATGGATGGAAGATTCCCTACAGGCGTCTTGTAGAATCTCTTCCCCGTTTCCTCGTTTGTCACTGACTCCATTTCTTCAAAGTCAAGTGGTTCCCAGTCAAACCTTTTCCATGTGAATGGATCATTCTTCATAGGTACATCAATTCCCTGCTAAAATAAAAAATTGTAAGATATATTAAAAGAGAAAAAAAACCCGTTTTAATTAAGTTTTCATTTATAATTAATTTTAAAGGTTCTTTATTAAATATCTTGTCAATCGCACAGTATACAAAAAGACACAATACCCAATACAAAAGATAATCCAGAAACATAATCATAGTTCAATCTCGTAGTCACATTTTTTGTATTCGTATTTGCCCAGAACAGTCAAAGGCATCATACTGAAAAACCCATCTTTCTCATCATCAAAAACGATGAAGCAGATACTAACATCACTTCTGCGAACAAATATAGCAACGGAATCCTCAGAGTTCATTTTCTCTTTGTCGTTTTCAAAGATGTTCAGAAGATAATCGTAATGACGCTCAAACAGAAGTTCAAAGATTTCTTTGAAAGTTGCCTGATCAATTCCACGTTCCAGAACACGACCAAACAGGTGCGGCTTGTACTTTGTGAAGTATCGGATGTTGCGCTTTCGCGTTGAATCAAAGAACTGTTCATTTGTTGGATAGACGACAGTTCGCATTATGTGTGATTTGTATTCTAGTGGTGTCATTTTTTAAATCTCCGATTTTTACAAGTTTTTTGATTCTGTCTGCATTCTCTTTACGGCTGTGCTTCAATACATGATCTTCTGCCCTAAAGACAATTTCATCATCCCACTTATCCTTAAAAATTTCTACAATTGACCACTTTCCATCAAAGTTAATGTTCACTGGTTCCCAATAGAGTTTGTACCGACCAAATGCAACAGCTTCAACATTCTCAACTTCTGTTACGGTTTCAACGATGATACACATTTTAAATATATCCTTAGTTGGCACATAAAAATGGAGCCACGATGGTGAATCGAACACCTCACTTCCATCCTACTGTTTAAGTACCAGCTTAGAAGGCTGGTGTAGGGAATCGCGGCATTTATATCTTATACTACCACACCACTATACACGATTGCAAATGAAATCATATACAAAATTGGCATAACTACAGCTACAAAAAACGAATTTGGATTGAAATCTAGATCAACACTATCTCGCTTTGCTGCCTTGAATGTTGAAATCGTAGAAATCACACCAACAATAACCATGATACTAGAAAGCAATAAACAAAACAACAAAACAACTTGAAAAAACATATCTACACTATTCATAATTCATTCCTTATCCTATTACAGTTTTTTGCCATTGGTCAAGAGCTTTCACAATTGAATCACTACTTGGTCTTTCAACAACTTCAAATTCAACACCAAGCGCGTCTAGTTCGAATGTTGTTTCTTTTATACACCAACGATCAGCAAATTCTCCCGTTGGTTTAATACTGACTACCTTACTTATACCGTTTTGTGCCAGTACATGTGAGCAGTGTAAACATGGTGGGTGAGAAATATAAGCCGTACCACCACGAACCTCTTTTGTAGCGTTGTAGATAGCGTTTTCTTCGGCGTGAAGAACACGCTTGTACTTCTCCACCCTATCCCCAAAAGTCGCCTCATCATGCTGGTAAGTCCTAGCAAAGCCATTCGTACCAAACCCTATGGGTCTGTTGAGTGAGTCTGTGATAACACAACCAACTTTGGTTGAAGGGTCTTTTGAGAATGTGGCATAGAATAATGCGAAGCACAAAAACCGATCACGCCAAGTATCACTTGATGTTTTTTCACTCATACGTAATTCCATACAATGGTTCAATCACTTTGTTGAGTCGATTAATTTGATCATCCATCAATGCTGATACAATGGTATCAAGTGCGCTTTCTAAATTTATAATTTTATCTCTCAAATTTCTAAGCTCATCTTCTACTTGTTCGACATCTCTTTCAATTCCCATTTTAATATACATCCCGAGTAGTTGCGTATTTGCCTTTCTTCAACACGTAAAAGTCAAAGTAGAATCCTTCAATAGTTTTCATTGCTTTTAAAGCATCAGAACTGATTCGATCTACGCCTTTCACAAATCCGTAGACTTCACTCAGGAACTTTGATTTTGTGGTGATTGCATTGATGTTATCAAATTTATTGGACATCAACCACTTAAAGTATTCGGTTTCAGCCATTGGCTTGAAAACTGCGTTGTTTTTGAAAAATTTGCTTGTGTATTCCATAACTCTTGTATCTCCTAGTTAATTTCTCAGTACAGTGTATTGTATCAGTATTTCTATTGGAGAGTAATCATTTTCTTACTAACAATGTCATGTTCACTAACAGAAAAGACAGACAATCGACCACTAACGTGCCAGATATTAAATTTTTGAGTATATCGAAAATTACCCTCTTTCAGATATCGAACTGTTCCCTTTGCATCGAATGATGTGGTTTCTGGATTGCTGTTCTGTTTTACTTCATGAATCCGAACTGTATCACCCGAGCGAGTGAGGTATGTTCCAGATTCATCAATAATGGTAGGTAGCTCATTCAGTAATGTCATAAAGTGTTCCTCAATTGATTTACCTATATCCTAACATAAAAAAGGGCTTTTGCAAGCCCCCTGTTGAAATTAATCTGATTCGTTGTCAGCTTTCCATTTTTTATCCACTTCATCGTAAAATGATTTTTTATCTTCGTCTGATAGGTCTTCTGGTGATTTTGCGTCATACTTTTTTAGCATCTTATTAAAGAATGCTTGGTATGCTTTATCATCACCTTTGGTGTTTTTGTCTTCTGCTTCACTTAAAAATTGCTTAAACGGTTTCATAGTAGCTTTCCTGTAGTTGATTACTATGTAATCTATTTATGATCCGTTGTACATCAAGTGCAATTCTTGAATTTCTTCTATTTTAGCCCATCTCCACTTGTAATCCCATTCACCAATACCATAATTAGATGGTTTTCTAACCTGAACTTTGAATGTAGCCTTTCCAAGACGATTTGAAATAATCCACTTACCTGTTAAATCCCATTTCATTAGTATAAGTTCTCCGACCAAAGAATGTCATCTACGCTTTCGCTTGATTGATTACCGACGTATCGCATAATCTGATTTTGTCGTTTAGCAATTGCCCAAGCTTCTTTTCTTGTCAAAAAGTTTCCATACTGATCAATGAAACCCTGTTCTTCATTACCGCCTCGAATTCCTTGTAAGTCGGCTTGTTTAACCATCCACGTATCCCAGTGTCTAGCTCCCAAAAGGACTGTGCCGTTTTTTGTTTTATTGGCGGCACAAACTACCCTACGGGTTTCTTTTTGAATCAAAGCTCTTTCTTCATCAGTCATAATTTTTCTCCTAGTCTGTCCATGCACTTGAAATTTCAGGTGCTTCGAATGCTGAAATATTGTGTGCTAGACTCATCGCTGTCAGGTACTCTGTACCGGCGTCTTTATACATCTCTATCAGTTTATCAAGTACAACACGATCACCGCTGTTAAGTACCTCTATGGCGCTTTCACACACAGATTCATCGAACTGGTTCGACACATTCATTTTGATATCACCAGAAACGATCTTTTCAAGATGATCTTCGATCAGAACAAGTGCAACAATTTCAAAGTTTTTCATTTTCAATCTCCTAATTGGTTGTTTTCTCAATTTCTAAAACCAGTATAAACGAAAAAAGGGACTCTTGCAAGCCCCTTTCGTTTTTCTTATTTTGGTAGTTGGAAAGTTAGACCCACACCACCGCTTTCGCCATATGAACCGCTGTCTGCGGCTATTGAGGCGCTAAAGAAAGCACGTTCACCAACTGGCACCCCAACGGCAAATCTTACTACCTTTTCCCCGTTGTAGAAGCCACCAGACAAGCTTACTTAGATTTTATTTTAAACTTGATGGCCCTGTCCATCCTCCGCTGAACACACCGTCAAGAACATTTCCCCTAGCACTGTTTCTAGCAGGAGCAGCCCAACCAGCGGCTTTCAGTATGTCCCCTTTCTTGAACATTTTGTCGTCATCTGAATTCACAACAAACGCTTTAACTGAACTGTAGCTAATGATCTTGATGTACTTCTTACCAACACGAACCGAGAAAGAATTTTTAAACTCTTCAATGCGCTCTTTTGCAAAGTCAGGGCGATCAGCGAGTGAACGGTTTGACCAAGCCGCATAATCAGCAACCATGAAATCAGCAACCATGAAATCAATGTAAGCGGCAATGCCTGAATCAATATCTGTGTAAGTCATAATATAACTCCTAGTTTCAATTTTGGGGAAGTCCCCCCCTTTACTCAACACAAGTATTATTTCATAACTGAGTTAGTGTGTCTAGTAAATTCTGAAATTTTATTCTCCCAATCATCTTTAAACTTTTCAGATGAAACAACATCACTTAGTTCAATAAGGCTACTTTCATCATCTGTCATAAGTAACCTTGCTTTTACTCCGAGATATTTAAGGAATCGTTCGGCTTCTTTTTCATACAAGAAATCGAGGAATGTTACTTTGTTAATAGTTTTAGTTTCGAACTTGAATGATTCGTCATTAATCAGCCTATCAAAATTTTTCATATTACATATCCAGTCATGAAATCGTTAGTAGCAACAGCTTCAATGTGAAGTTCGCCGCTTTCTAATTCAAAAACTCTAATCAACGGACTATCAATTGACTCAATAAAATCACCTATACTCATTAATCCCAAATGTGATTTGTTTGTTGCAGAGTGTGTGTTAATGGTAATGTCATCGGTAAAGAACATAACGGGTTTCATAATTCTTAATCTCCTAGTGTTTTCTAATTTTCTAAAATCAATATTCACCACTTTCTGTTTCAAATATCTTTCCACGCTTCCCTATGTAAAGATTATAAGCTAAAAATTCAGTAGCTACAACATAAACTTTTACTCTACTACTAAACTCGCAATTTTTGACTCTTTTGATGGTAACTTTTTGATATTTTACTAGATCATCAATCGTCTTTTTCTGACTTTTGGTAATGTTCATATTCAATCTCCTAATTGGTTATTCCCTCAGTACAAATGCATTATCTCATAGTGAGGGTTGTGCGTCAAGATTTAATTTTCTAAAATTTTAACAATCCTTTCAGAAAGCTCTTCAAACCATTGTGTATCATGTCCTCGTGTTGTTTCTGCTGCTGTCCCTAACCTGATACCCGATGTTTCGACAAAAGACCTTGAATCATTGGGTATTCCATTTTTATTAACTGTTATTCCATGTTCTTCTAAAAGGTTAGCAGCTTCCTTTCCAGAATATCTGCTATCGCTTAGGTCTAAGAGTATTATGTGCGAATCTGTACCATTCGTCAAGGTTTTTAGACCAAGATTTTCAAAGACCCCACACATCGCTTTTGCGTTATCAACCACTTTACGCGCATACTTTCTAAACGATTCTGTGTCTGCTTCAATAAAACACTGTGCTTTGGCTGATATTGTGTTCATCATTGGCCCGCCTTGTGTCCCCGGAAAAATCGCGCTGTTGATCTTTCGAGTGTATCTTTCATCGTTCCACATAATAATACCACCACGCGGCCCTCTTAGAGTTTTGTGTGTGGTTGATGTAATCACATCAGCAATACCCACCGGACTTCCATAAACACCACCTGCAATTAGTCCAGAGTAGTGAGATATATCAGCTAACAAAAAAGCCCCTACAGAATCCGCTATAGCTCTAAAGCGCATAAAGTCTATTTGTCTTGGGTAGGCACTAGCTCCACATATGATCATTTTTGGAAGATGTTTATTGGCAAGACGTTCAACTTCGCCATAGTCAATCCATCCATTTTTGTCTACTCCATAACTGAATGCATTGTAAATTTTACCAGATATGTTAGGTGGTGATCCATGTGACAGATGACCACCGCTTGCTAAATCCATTCCTAATATGACATCATTGGGTTTTAAAAATGCCTGAAAGACTGCTGTATTTGCGTTGGCTCCACAATGTGGTTGAACATTGGCGTAACTACAACCGAATAGTATTTTTAATTTGTCGATTGCCAAGTCTTCAATTTCATCAACATATTCGCAGCCATTATAGTATCTTTTTCCAGAATATCCCTCCGCATACTTGTTAGTGAATACGCTTCCATTTAGTTGCATTACTGCGTCACTAACAAAGTTTTCGCTTGCTATCAATTCTATAGTGTTTGTTTGTCTGAACTGCTCTTTTGCTAATATCTGTTGTATTGTGTTATTGATCATCTTATCGGAAATCTCTCTGCTTTATAAACAAGAAAAAAAAAGGGACTCTTGCAAGCCCCTTTTTTTGTTTTTAATCGTCAAATGCTGGTGTTTCGTCGTCGCCTGTAGCATTGTTTTTCATGTTAACAATGGTTTCATAGAAGGCTTCGTACTCTTCAAACTCTTTCACAGTCTTATCAAATTTGTCATCATGA